AGTTAGTGGCGCAATTGCTCACCCTGCACTGGCTATCCATGACCATTACAAACCATCTGGAACTCTGCGACGGCACGTCCTGGAGGCCTATTTCAAGTCACTGCTACGGAAGAGCAGCACCGGTAGGCAGATAGCTGACGGATCTCATCAGCACTTTGCCTCCGCATCGATGGACATAGCTGAGGTGTACTCAAATGGATTAACCACAATCACTCGGGCGATGGCGTTTGTGGCATGCGATGAGGCGATCGCTAATTATATGATGACGAACCTTCAGCATGTGGCCCGTTGGCAACTGCAAGTGTACGCCAACCGTCTGGTGTTTGAGCTCTGCAAGTCTGTGTCACCTCTCGTGGGACATCCGATGTTGTCCAAAGACCCGTTGATACGGAAACTCGGCTTGCACGACATTCCCTCGTACGGTGGAGCTGCCAGAACTATCCACGGAAAGCTTTCGGCTTACGTGACTGGTCAAGTGTCTGAAATGCTAATGTGCGCTGATCGAGAGTTTAATCATCGGAGCTACGGCTTATTCAGCTCAGACAACAGCAGAGCTTTGTCCGAGACAGTTCTGACGGCTCTACTACATGATCTTTATGTGTGGCGTGCACAGGGAATTCTTCCGTCACATCTGCTTCGAGAAGTGATGGGGAAACGTCTAATTCCTGCAGTACGCGCTCACCACGAAGAACAAGACAAAGTGGACACAATGATGAGAGCGGTCATGAAATTATCCAACTTGTCCCAACTCTCGGAACCCATGATCTCTAAAACCCTGAAGGAATATCATATCTCTCGGTTTGTAGGATACAAGACAGCAGTCGAGGAAGTTCTGAAAGCCACGCGGCAAGTAGATCAGTGGGGTCTTCCTACCGAAGTGACGTACAACACTGCGCGAAAACTCAAACTCCCTCATACTCTTCCACCGCATCGAAAGATCAAGCTTGACGGATGTCTTCACGTCAGAGCTGGATACACCAGAATCGAAGACCAATCGACTAACCGTGACACTCTATTGTTGAACATGTATGTGCGCAACAAAGGGCGATGTGGCCTGATGTCAGGCAGCGCTGTACACGCATGGTCATCTTTCGCACCCTTGTTCAGAAAGCACACTGTGATCGTCATCGGGTCAGGGATGGGGGCAGTGGCACGTGTTGCACTTGATGCTGGATGTCCGTTTGTATATGGTCTCGACTTGAGAGCAACCATCCCTTTGAGATCACACCGATTCAGATTCTACAAGCCGCCCATGGTCATGTCATCCAGATATGCGGATCAGTACTATCAAATGCCTGAATCATTCACAACATCTGGTGATTGGTTTGACGAGTCGGTTTGTGAAGCGGCGCTCGGTTATGATTCGGGGGAGAGTGTTCTGGTGATTGACATTCAACGAGGTCGTCATCGCTATGGTCTCGAAGTCCTCACTACCACATGCTTGAAAACCAAACGAAGAGGCATCATACTGGCAAGATTCTACCTCAGTCCACATGAGTCTCGGCAACTGGCTGCAGACCTCGAGGTTTCCGGATTCGAGTATCGAATGTATGATATTTGGGCATCAGCTGACATCAGCCAGGTTGTTGTTCTCCTGTCATCTTGGAACTCGAATCCAATGGTAGCTGTGGTTCCAAGCGTTACTTCAGAGCCTACACCTCACATTCCAGATGCTAAGGCAGATGTCAGCCCAGAAGAGTTAGCGATGGCATTGAGTGATGCAGTCCTCAACGTGACATACACGGAATCCGCGACTCATGCGGGTGATGTCGAAATCGCAATAGACAGGTTGTTGGACTCTGCATGGGGTGACC